ATAAGCATAGCCCTGACTGTCCAGCATCATAGGCAATAAACTGCCGTCAGGTTGCTTGAACTGGTGCTTGACCACGATAGCATTAGGCACATGGTCTTTAAGCAAGCGCAGAGCGTGCGCCCACGACAGATAAGTGAAACCGTTTTTCTTTTCGGTAAATTTGCGAATGTCGATTTGCGACATGGTTGCCCAGATGTTCATTGGATTGTTCCCTTTCCTTCTCTAGCTTTTAAGAAATCTTCTAAAAAATCTATTGCGTTGCACATGCAGTCAACATCATCAATGCCTTTTTTGCCTTGAGCCAAAATTCTTTCTTCAAGAAACTTCAGGGAAAAAATTTCCACTAATTCATCAAAATAGCTTTCAGTAATATAATATCCCTTAGAGGTTAAAGATGGCTTTGCGTGACGCAAAAATAATCTCTCATTCCATTCTATAAAAGCAGACATAACCATATCGTTTGCTTCATCGTTTTCGGATATGAGGTCAATAAAGTTGTCCATTCTTTGTGACATTATTTCCTTAAACTCTAGCATGTTACTCATATGCTTAGTGCTAGGATAAATTGACTCATCCTCAAGGCTTATCATCCCCTCTCGAAATGTATCAATTACACTCTTTAATTTATCTAAATCTTCCATAGCTCTCTTGCCTCATCTTTTGTTTCTTCGTCCCAGTAGAATGGGTGGTTAAAGTCAGGGTCAACTAGCCCTGCCAATACTTTCGGGTCAGTGGACAGCTTGAGTAGGTTCTGCCTACGCATAGCCTTACCACGCATATCCTCTAAGCAGTATTCCAGATAATCTTGAGACAACTCGTCACAGTTATCAGGTGAAAACAGCACAGCGTCATGTGCCGCTACATATGCAATGTGTGGGGTTAGCCCTGTAGCCTTCCAATAGATAGCCACCTGCGATAGGTGGTAGAACTCAGGCTTCGCTGGCAATGAACCCTTTGTCCAGCCCCTAGTGCCGTCCTTCTTTACAGCACCCTGTCTAGCCGCCTTAGTCTTGATTTCAAGGAATGAGTCGGATGCAACCAAGTCTATAAAGCCAACGATAGGCACGTCAATGCCTTCCATAGGCAGTTCTATCCTGCGTTCATCTTCTGCCCCACCAAACTGTTCTGCCAACAGATTGACACCGTTGTTCACCATGTCTGGCAATATTTCTATAAACTTGTCCCTCTTCTCAGTAAGCTCGCTTGTCGGTGAGTCATGGAACTCTATCCCCATTACAGCATCCTTGATAGCATCTTCAACCGATTGACCGTGACATAGCACAGCCTGAATAGCGTTGTGTGCGTTTGTACCGAGTGCGGCATTGTAACCGACTTTGATGTTTCTGCGCCTGCTATAATCCAAGTACAGATAATCGAATATCCAGTTAGCTACTGGCTTATTCAGCTGGCTAGCACTGAAATGCGTCAGCCCTGCATCTTTATAATATTGTGGAATAGTCATAATATGAGATTAACTTTCTGTTTTACTTTCCTCTTCTTTTAATTTATCGTACATTAAGAATTATATGTCAACACTAAAAAAGGAGTTATCTGTGAACCTAGCTAAATGGTTGATAACAAAAGGAATGAACCAAGCTGACCTTGCCAGAGAGTTGCAAGTCACACCGCCTTGTGTTCATGCTTGGATATATGGTGTGCGTCCACCGAACGCTACACACATGATGAAATTATATAAAATGTCAGGCGGCAAAATTGGTCTAAAAGATTGGGTGGAGATGTTCGATGAAAAAATCAGGTAGATATAAAAGAGGCTCTTTAGATGGTCTGACTGAAAAGCAGATTCAGATGATACACAAGGAACAGGCTAGGGCTTGGTCTGCAACCTTGCCAGATGACGCATTTGGGGATGATGTGGTTGATGAGCCGACATATGGCAGGGTCAATCTGAGGGCAACTGATGTGACAGGTGGGGGCAGTAGTCTTGACTAATGGGCGTAGGAAGGGTGCTAATTTCGAGCGAGAGATTAGCAACATGATTATGGATGCTCTGGGTATTGAGGATGTTAAAAGAGACATCGAGCAGTACAGGGCTGGCTTGCATGGTGATATAATCGGGGTTGATGGCTGGTGCATAGAGTGCAAGCGTTATGCTCACGGTGTTACTTACAAGGCCGACTGGTGGGAACAAGTTCTGCTAGCGGCTGAAGCCTGTGGCGACCAGCCTGTGCTTATCTGGAAGTATGACAGGCAACCGATAAACTGCCTTGTGAAGATGAGCAGTATCTGTTCTGACTATGCTGGGCTGGATTATGTGGCGCAGGTTGATTTCAACACATGGCTGATGCTGGTAAGGGAAAGCTGGGCATGAAGTTCAACAGCGATTTCGCTTTTGATTTGCAGATGGGTCAGGCAGAGGAAATCTGGCTTTCTGATTTGCTAAAAAGCAAGACTGTTGAGGTGAAGCGTGACTATATGGCGGCAAAAACTGGCAACCTGTTTGTGGAGTTTGAAAGCAGGGGCAAAGCGTCAGGGCTTGCAACGACTAGGGCAGACTTCTGGGCGTTCATTCTGGATGGTGAGAGGGTGATTATCTTGCCAACCGAATTTTTGAAGAGGGTATGCCGAGAAATTTTCAAGGAAGGCCGCACCGTAAAGGGCGGAGACAGCAACACTAGCATGGGAGTGTTAGTAAAAATCGAGGAGTTAGTGAAATGAGACTAAAAGAAATAGAAGATTCGTATGGTTTCGAGGAATATCTGGATGATTACTTGGCTCATATGGCTTGGCACGATAAGAATCCGAGAAAGTTTGACAGAACTTTGCTGGTGAAGGCGAGCCAATGGATAGGATGGCTCAATGATGACAACATGATAAATAAGGCTTACATACGCTCGCTTGAGAAGCAGGTAAAAGAGCTTGGGGGGCATACAAGATGAGCATCAAGGCATTGGCATGGGCTTGGGACTATCAAACCAAAGACCCAATGGAAAAACTAGTGCTGTTATGTGTGGCTGACCATATGAATGATAGCATGGGTCAGGCTTGGCCTAGCATAGAACGCATATGCCAGCTATGCGGCTGTTCAAGAGCAACCGTTAAGCGCAAGCTAAAACAGCTAGAAGATGGTGGGGTTATTGTGAGGCAAAAACGCTTCAATAAGACCGATATTGTGGTGATGACGTTTACCGAAAAACGCACTGATGAGGGTACGGCTCACTCTGAGACGGCTCACTGTGAGCCCTCAAACAGCCCATTTGGGGGTTCACACAGAGCCACTAACCCTTATAATAGTTTAACCCTTATTACTACTAATGAAAAACGCTATCAGCAGAGAAACAAGAAGGAACGCAGTTTATCTGAAAAGCAAAAGGCATTTGCTAGAACGCTAGCTGACCGATTATGGCAAAAGCATAAGCATGAGGGGTTTCCGTTTGACTTGATTTTGACAGATGTTGAGCAGTTCCTGCTTACAGACCAGTCTGAGAGTAGCTGGCAACGTATTGGCAATGGCTTGCCTATGCCTCTATAAGGAAGGGCGGCTAGTGCCGCCCTGTTGTGTTATTCTTCATCCTCGTCATCATCTTCTGGCAGGTTATTTAGGTCTATAACCTTCATTCTGTCACCGCCACAGGCTCGACAGAAGCCGCCACTTTCCCAGCTATAGTGCTTTAGGTCTTGGTAGCTGTCGTGTTCATTGCCGCAATCCTTGCATATGTAAATCTCATTCATAGCTATCATCTCCGACTAATTGCGATACAGCGTCCTCTGGCTTGCCATAGGCTTTTATAGCCCTTTGCAGTCTGTGCTGGTCTGTCTCGCAGAGTGTTTCGTATCTGGCCTTCATGTCAGCATCTGACTTGTCACCGTTTGCCATGCACCATACTAAAAATTCTTCTATGTTCATGTCTATCTCCAATTAAACCTAATTCTGGTTAAATGCTTCTGGGTTGGCTATGTCATAGCACTGCATTAAATCTTCGTCCCAGTCGTCACCCCAAAAACTTGTCAGTTCTGTACCGTCACACAGGCAGATAAATTCGTAATCTGTCCTAGTGGTAGTAGCTACCAAGTCGCTGTCATCAACATAGCCCTGACGGTTGGTCTTATATGTAACCGTCCTGAATGGCCTGACTTCCAGCACTTTTATTTCCTTCCAGCCCAAAGCACTATGCTTTGAGCCAAAGTCTGTGATTTTATAGATTGCACCTTTTAGCATGGCATGACTCCTGTTTCCTTATATGCCGCCCACATTGAGACTATCCAGATAGCCTCATCTAGCTTCATGTCTGGGCATACGCCTATTACCTCGTTAGGCGCACCAAACATGTTCAACCGATTACTTTCCTGCAAGTCATCCAGATAGTTGAAGAAATAATCAACGTCATCAGCAAACAGGCTCATACCCTCGATAGTTGGGTGTTTTACGATTCTCATAGCCATGTTAATCTCCCTGCCATTCTGCTAACACATGACCCTCACCGCCAAAATCACGCCATGTAATAGGCAACCAACTTTGTCCAATTTTTACTTTCAAAGAATGGCCTACCCATTTGCAAAGGGCTTCCTTGCCATTGCGTCCTTTTATGATTACAAAATGTGTCATCTGATTATCTCCCTTAGATAAATTTCAGTGGAATGTCGTGATGGGTGCAGTAACCGACAAGCTGATAAAACTTGTCATTGTCTCTGAAGCCATCTCTGATGCTGGCTGTTATCTTGCCCTTGCCTGACATGTCTAGCCAAAAAGCATAATCGACCTCATAATCAACCGATTTTGCATCTTCTGACCAATTAAAAACGCTAGCCATCCATGAACAGCCAAATTCGTTGAGTGACGTGCAAGCTATCTCGCCTAGCACTGTTGAGATATGGCTGACATGCCATGTCCAGTGAGATAAATTTTCATTTGGTATAGTCATGTTATAACTCCCTTCTGACTATGTTGTAGTTAATCCTAGATTAACTGATTAGGTATTGTCAACCGATTTCTTGACCGAATTTTCAACCGATTTTCTGACCGATTTCTTGACCGAAATTCTGACCGATTTTCTAGGCAGATTTCTGACCGATTTTTTAGGCGATGCCTGACCAGTAAATAACTGGTCAAACATGGCTTGCATCTGTTCAAGCTGGTTAGTCATGGCTATATCGCCTGAACTCCGCCAATAAGGCGGTTTTCATCATCATATAGGCCTATATCTAATTTAGGGCTGTTCATA